AGAGAATTCAGAACCTCTCCAAGATAAAGAAGTCTCAAGACTATCCTTTATCAGTATCAAGCACTGTGCCTGTTCCTCCCAACTATGCTTCTTATAATTCATCTGGAAGATGATGTTATCGTGGACTTGTAAGAGTAAGTCAACGGGCTTGAAGAGTTGTTGGTTATAATAGATATACAATATTCCTCTTCTATTAATAATCTCTGCAACAGTACTTTGAGGGATGAAGGAGTAAGCACTTTTGAATAACTCATCCCCCCATCTATCAAGAAAAAGCCGCTTCCGTCCAAAAAGATTTTCAAGTGTTCTGTTCTTGGATAGTTGGTGTCTAACCCAGGCGTGGTATTGTCTGACGCCTGGATAAGCCTTGTGATATCTTTCAACAATGAACTTTGCGTCGGCTTCAGCGATTTCGTAAAGGAAAGCGAATGTCTTATATCCAAGGTCATAGTTGAGACCGTGGTTTGCTTTCTTCCCCCAGAACCTTTCGCTGAAGTTTCCTCCGCCAATGGAGCTACTTCCGATTTCATCACTAACTTCCTCCCACGATTTGCTGAATATGAGTCCAGCAGTTTGCTTATGCAAATCTATTTTAGTTTCAAAGGCACGAATCATATTAGGTTCAGGACTTATATATGCAACAACCCTATTTTCAGCCTGACTTAAGTCTATGTTGAATATCATAGTATCATCATCAGCTATAAGATACTTACGAAAATCCATAGGAAGGTTTTGCATATTAGTTCCAGTACCAAAGATAGTTTCACTACTTGACAATCTCCCTGATTCAGTTCCTACTGGATTAAAGGAACATCTTAATCTATTATCAGTATCCAGGGTGACATCAAGGAAGTGAGACTTGTTATATGCTAACGTACTAATCTCTTGAATGATTCTTGCTTCTTCATATCCCTTTCGGCTGAGTCTTTTAATAGCATTTTTATCTGCTGTAGGTTTTCCTGTTTGCCTGTTGAGATATGGTTTTTCACCTTTGATTTTGTAAAAGTAATTCTGAACTTGTTGACTAGAACCTGGATTAATGTCATAGCCAGATATCTCCTTAAGTTGTTGTGTAAGAGCTTCAACCTTATCCTTTGTACGTTCTGACTCAGTCTTCATTCCAACAGTGTCCATCTTGATGCCACGTTCTTGGATATATATGAGAGGCTTTACAAGCTTACATTGCACCTGATAGGATTCAATGTTACTAATCATTTCAAGATCACTTTTGATTCGAGGAAGAGCCTCAAGGCATACAGCAGAATCCTTTGCATTGTATATCCAGAAGTCCTCCTCAGGCCCACCAATCTTGAAATGCTTTTTACCTTCGTCCTTGTAATAAGGTTCCTTGGTGTGCATAGCAGTTATGAAGTCCAGACCCTTGGGATAATCAGGATACATAATGGCTTGGCCAATCATAGTATCTTCAAGTACTCCCTTTGGCTTTATACCATACTTGCGAAACAGAAAGGTTGTATCAAACACTATGTTCTGGCCAACCTTTATAATGTTTTCATCTTCAATGATACTGGTAATAGCCTTCCAGATTGTGATCTCTTGGTCAATGGTAAAGTAATCCGAACCTCTTGATTGGAATGGTATGCTTATGATATCATAAGGTGTTGGTGCAAAGCTTATACAGCTAACTTCCTCACGCATTACTTCAATATCAAATGCAACTATCTTTGACTCCTTACACATTTGTAGGAATGCCATACTATCCATGAACGAAGGTTGGATTTTTATATTCCTTTGTGGAAGACGTACTTCAGGGAATTCACTTTCCTCAACAATACGCTTTAA